CAAATGCTTCGCTAGAAGATTGAATATTTACATTGCAAGAAAATCTAGCTTCCTGACCTCCAAAACCATCATCAACAAGTGTATTTGCAAATTTACTAGCAGTTACAAAAGAAAATAAATCAATAGAACTATCTGTTATATGTGTACCAAATCCATATCTTTCTGTTGTTAATAGATCTAGAAGAATCATTGCTGGACAAGAACACCAGACAGCAGAACCCATAACACCATTAAAAATATAACCATCTGGATACACTATCCTCCCCGTTGCACTGTCCACACTTGGAGTACCAGAACTAGATGCTCCTGCTCCAGGTATTCTTACTTTAATTCCTCTAATACGAAATTTTCTTCTAGGAATTGAACTAAATTGTTGAGAATCTAGTCTTATAGCGTTATAAGCAGAGTTTGCATAAGTATTAGAATCATCAATTATTTCTGCTAAACTAGACCACTGAAAAGCATCTATTAAAGTTGAATCTGTGCTATCTGCAGTTACTCTTGAAACTCTTATATCTACTGGAAAAGATCCAGTAATTTTTACTGAATAATCTTTTTGATAAGCATCAGCAGTACGTCCAGTAATTGTATCTGTAAAAAGATCAGTAAATCCTCCAGAATTATATTGAACAGAAACTTTAAGTTGAACAGTAGAACCTAATAAATCTCCCGAAGTAGTAGCTTTTTGTATTTGGGGAAAAGAAACCGTAATTTTTACTCTATCTACATTTGTATTAGTAATTTGTCTAGTTACTGGAGAATCAGCAGTTACTGTAACTCCTACGGGAGTAATAGAAGAACTACTTTCAATTCCATCTATTTTTGTTTGGTTTGAAGTTCCAAAACGAGAAGTAAAAGTTACATTTTGAAAGTTAAAATCAGAATCAGAAGGATTTGAAGAACTAGCTGTAGCTTTTAAAACAGGAGTATCATTTAAAAAAACATCTTTTAAATAAGCATTTTTATAAGCAGTAGAAGTTTTATCTGTTATTCCTTCTTTAGAAGCAGTAGCACTTCCTTCAATTTCACCTTCGGAAATCAGATCGAGAAATGTTGCAAATTGCCTACTATGTAAAGTATCTGGAGTTCTTGTAGGTTGAGGAGGAGGAGGAGGACTTCCACCACCACCAGAACCACGAATAATTTTTTTATTTTCTGTCATGCCTGTACTTGCTCCGTATCTATTCCTCCAGAAATAACTACAGATCCTGTAAAAATTTCTCCATAAACAATAGGCACTGGAGTTCCTGCGCGGCTTGTTTGTTGAGTTCCTGAAAAACTAAATGAAATTCTAGGATCTCCTTCGCTTGAAAATTCAGGTTGTTTTGGCATAGGAAATAACATTCCACTAACACCACTTAAAACCAAGCTTGCACCAATTAAACCTAAAGCAGCCGAACCATAAGCTCCTGCAGCATAAAGTCCAGTTGCACCCATCAAACCACCTCCACCTGCTAAACCTGCTCCAGAACCGCCAGCAAATAAACCTGCACCCATAGGAGTAAAAGATAAACCAATTAAAGCTACTCCTAATAAGATTTTTCCAAAATTACCACCAGAACCTGCAATAACAGGTACAAAAGAAATATCAGATTTTCCTATAGGATCATGCAATTCTTCTTGTCCTATATCTTCATCATTAACAATAACTTTATAATATTTATCTGACATATATTTTTCTAAATGCGGAAAATTATTTATTAAAAAACTAACTGCTTCTGCAACATTATGAACTTTAATATCTTCAAATTCTTTATGGCCTACTTGATTTGCTAAATCACCGTAAAGTTTAATTTTACGAAGCATAACGCAACCTCTTACCAGTACATTTTAAAAGCCACTCTGAATATGGCTCTTTACACGATAGTCTATCTGCTAAATGATGTAAAACATCTCCATCTAAAAAAATAGCTACATGATTTAGTCCAGGAGAACCAATAGACATAAATAAAAGATCACCATTAACTAATTTTTCATCAGATCTTAATTCTCTGAATCCAGTTCTCCAGGCGCATTGTTCAAACATTGGATTTAATAAAAATTCTTCAGGTGTTGTCGGTCTAGTCCAGTCTCTGAGCTCTATATTTTTTTCTTGTTTATACCAATCTCTAACTAACGAATAACAATCTTGTAATCCCCAAACCCATTGCCGACCTCGTAAGGGTGGTTTAAATCCACAAGGTTCACAATATCCCCAAGTTTCTGTTTTAGGATTTACTATATACCATTTCAAATTACTATGCTCACACGATACTCTATCGGCTTCTGAGGGGTCAGGAGGTGTTGTTGGGTGTGAATGTACTATTCCTATTATTTCGCCTAAATTATCAGCTTTTACATAATCTTCAGGATCTAATATAAAACACTGATTACTATTCATAGATAAATTTCTACAAGGAAAATATTTTTCTTTTCCTTTTATATTTAATAAAACTCCTACTGATTCTTTAGGATCTTCTTTTTTTGCATGTAATAATGCTTCTTCTTTCCACATTAGCCTGTTACTAAACCAATGCTTGGAAAATCAGCTCGAGTGCATTGTCTTTTAGGTGCTCTTACTCCAGCCATATCTATTGCAGCTGCAAGTTCAAATTGTACTACTGTTCTATTTTCTGCAGATTTTCTATCTATTGTAAAAATTTCCTGTTTATATTCTGCTGTACTATCAGGAGTTCCAAATGGGTTTACATTACTAGGAAAATTAGCTGCATCAAGAAATTTAGCTTTAGTTCTAATTCTTACTACTGTTGCTCCAGTTAAATCATTTCCTGTAGTTACTCCATTTACTACAAGCAAAATAGCTGAAATAGTACCTAAAGCATTACTAAAAGTTAGAGTAGGTCTAGGGAGTTGGCCTTTACCATATTTAAAACCTTCTGCTTCTACTGGAAATTTAGTATAAGTATTTCCTGCCCATATAATATCTCCATTATCTTTTAGACTTGTGCCTGCATGAAATCTATAAGTAGTTGTAGCTCCATGCAAAGTATTATCTAAAGTTAAAGTAAATAATTCAATAATTGCAGAGGGATTAGTACTCTGTAATTCACTAACAATTTTATCTGTACTCATGGTTCAAAAACTTGTCTAAAAGTAGCTGAAATTCTTGCCCGATTATTATATGGTATATCTTTTTTCCAACCTTCACAAACAAATTGTTTTGCTCCAGATAAAGTAATAGAAACATTACCACTATTAGAACCGCTAGATGCTGCTGTTACAGTAAAAACATTATCGCTAGTTATAGAAGCAACAGCAAAAGAACCATCTGTAGCAGAACCAGAAGTATAATCTATTGTTAAAACATCATTTAAAGCTACTCCATGATTAGTAATAGTAATTGTTACTGTAGTTCCTGATTGTGAATAAGTTCCTGTTTTAGATAAACCTTCTCCTGGAGGAGTAAAAGTAAAACTTGCCTGATCTCTAGCTCTACTTGTTAAAAAAGCATCTACTATATCTGCTTCAGTTTCTGATAATTCAAAATTTAAATTATATCTTTTCATTATTTGATTACTGGGTAATCCAAAAAATATTCTTTGTTCAAATCCATCTGCAAATCTAACAGTTCTTACAGCAGGCTCTGTTGATTTAGAAAATCCTGTATATGTTGGACTAATTGAAGGAAAAGTTGCCATTTAAGTTGCTAATAAACCGCCTGGTCTTTTTTGTTTTATTAATTCAGATTGTATAGCACCAGCTAAAGCTACGCCAAGTTCTTTTCCTCTATCTGAATCTGCTGCAGTTTGTGAACCTCCTCCAGCATCTACTGAAACATTTATATTATTTATAACTCCACCGCCTCCAATCATATTGTTAGGAATTACTGTACCGCTTGATTTAGGAGTAAATATTTCAGGTCCGCGTTCACCAACTAAATAACTGCGGCCAGCAGAAGCAGGACCTCCTGTAGCTAGTCCAGGTAAATTAGAAAATATTCCTCCAAAACTTCTTTTTAATAAAGTATTAACTCCAAGTCTTAATAAAGATGTAGCTAAATCATTTATTATTGCTCTTGCTGCGTCAGCTAAAGATCTAGTTCCTTGAATTGCATCTACTAATGCATCAGAAATACCTGTAGCTATATCATTACCAATTTCTTTAAATATTCCTTTTATTCTTTCAGCTTCTTCTTGTATTCTTTTTTGCTGTAATTCTTGTTTTTTAAGTTCTAAATTTTGATTTTCTAATAATATTAATTCTTGACCTCTAACTACTCCATGTTTTTCAATTATTTCCGCGATAGCTAATTCATGCTCTTTTTCTAATTTTTGTAATTCAGAAACTTCTGCATTTATTTCTAAATTTTTAGCAAGACCTTTATTTTGTTCTCTTAATGCTTTAGCTGTAGATTGAACCTGTCTATCCATTTCTTCAAATCCAGCAACTTTTAGTCTATTTTGTAATTTTTCTAATTTTTTTTCTAGTAAATCTATTTCATGGTTTGCCATGTTTGTACTTCCTACACCATGTAACATTTCAGCAAAGAAATCTGTTACTACATTTTTCTTTTTAAGACTTTCAGTTAACTTTGCAATTTTTTCTTCAGTTTCTTCTATTAGTGCTTTAGTTTGAGCAACACTTCCTTCTTCTAATACTCTATTAAATTCTTTTTGTGCATTAATTACTTTTAGAATTTCTGTTGCTAACATTCCAAATGCAATAACAGCTAAACCTATTCCAGTTTTTGCTAAAGCCATTTTAAAAGCAGTTAAAGCTACTGTTGCCTTTGAAATACCACCTGCAGCTAAAAATGAAGTAGCAGCCATACCTTTTAAACCAGTAGCAGCTAAAGCAGAAGAAGCAGCTGTTACTTGTGCCTGGACAATAAATGTAGATAAACTACCTACAACTGCAGGTATAGCTATAGATAATGCTTTAACTCCCGCAGCTATTCCAACAAAAGCTAAAGTTACCTGTCCTGCTTCTGATTCTAAAAAGCTTGTTAATTCTGTAATTAATTTAGTTAATAGCCTAGTTGCATCTAATACTACAGGCGCTAATAATCGACCTATAGCTATAGATAATGCTTCTGCTTCATTTCCAAGAACTTTAAATACCATTGTTGGATCATTTTTAATAAGTTCTTTAAGCATTCCTCCGCTTTCTTTTGCTATTAGTTGGAAAGCTTCTATCATTACGTCTTTAGTTATTAAACCTTGAGCAGCCATTTTTCTTAATTCACCTGTTTCAACTCCCATTACTTTTGCTACAGCAGGTAATATTGTATTCATCTGCTCAGAAATACTATTAAATTCATCTCCTCTTAAAACACCAGAACCTAAAGCCTGAGTCAGCTGAATCATTGCATTTCTTTGTTCGTCCATAGACGCACCAGAAGTAATAGCTGCTGTATTAAATCCAATTAAAATATCTGATATTTCTTGAAAACCAACTCCTAAAGGAGATAATCTTGCTGTTAATTGAGTTACTGCTTCTAAAGATTCTGAAGTACTTAAACCAAATTTTTGCTGTGCTTCTCTAGCTAAATCTAAACTTGCTTCAAAAGTACCGTTTTCTTTTGTTAGAAGCTTTAAACGTTGATTTAATTTTTCAAAATTTGTAGCAGCAAATATTGTTTGTTTAGCTAAAAATCCTATTCCTATTCCTGCTATAGCTGTTCTAAGCCCACCAAAAGCATTTTGTAGTTGGTTTGTCTGTCTCTGTACTCCCTGTAATGCTCTTGTGGCTCCAGAAGCATCTACTCTTAGTCTTACTATACTTTCAGCCACAATTTAAAAACTATTTACTCTATCTTACCTTTTTCTTGCTTTTTGGCGATCATATTCTCTTTTTTCGTTTTCTCTTTTATTTTCATAATAAGCAGCCCAATATATTAATTCTTCTTCTGATAAAGAACTTCTTAATTCATTAATTGTTTTTCCTAATTCTGTTGCGAGAAAAAACTCAAAATTTAACCAGTTATCCCGCTTAAGTCGTTTTTTGCCTGATCTATATTTAATTTAATATCAAACATAAAAAGCTCTAAGTCATTTAAAACTTTTTCAGGTAGTTCTCTTTGTAAATTAGGTGCATCAGCAGTATGAAAAGCTCTAGTTCCATCTTCTAATTCTGCTTTTTCACAAAGTAACTGAGTAGTAATTTTTAAACCAGTAGGATCATCTGTTGCTGTCTGTTGGGCTCTAATTCTATCTTCTCTTGTTAATGGTTTAAAATATAAATCTAAAATTTTTTCACCGTTTGAATTTTTAAATTCAAATTTTCTTCTATTAGTCATTTGATCGCTGTACGATTCCGTAAGCAAATCAATAGTTCTTTTAGTTGCCATAAAAATTTAGGGTTGGTTCTTTAAACTTACCTAAATTGCTGAAGTAATGGTACCGTTTGTTTCAAATGTAATATTTATAACTTGAATCTCTCCAAGCGTTGCGCCATATTCAGCACCAGTAATAATTCCTGCAAAACTTATTTTTTTTGCTGAAGTATCTCTATCTGGAAATAATTCAAATAAAGCATCTCCACTATCGCCTGTAGTTAAAATATCATCAATAAAAGTTGTATAACCTGCGCCTGTTTCACTTGGATTATATAAAAGTTCTGCAGTTCCAGAACCATCAATTAAACCACCTACGCGAGATTTAAATGTATCTCCCTGCTTTGTGGTTTCCATTGTATCTTTGGTAATAGATAAAGACCACGCTCTAGTTTGTCCTACGTCGGCTTCTGTGCCTCCCGCATTTTCAAACATAATTTTACCTACATCACCCTTGATAGCAGACATAACAAAAAAAAGAATTATTTATATAAGATTAACCTTTTTCAGGTTTTTTTGCATCTTTTTTAGA